TGTCACGGTCACAACCGGCCCGAGCTACGTCACGAAGCGCCTGGAGCAGAGGCAAAGCATGGAGACGGTGTTCAACGCTGCTCCGCAGGCGATGCAGCCGATGCTTGACTTGTGGTTCGAGGCTTTTGACTTCCCAGGCTCCGACAAAATGGCGGAACGTGCGCGTAAAATGTTACCGCCGGGTCTCGTCGAACCGGAAACCCCGGAGGAGCAAGCGGCACAAGAAGGCGCAGCCAGAGCAGCCGCTCTCAAGTCAGAAGTCGATATGAAGATGGCGCAGACCGAGATTGCCGAGAAGTTGGCTACTATCGAGGAGAAGCGCGCCCGTGCTGCGTTGTTGCGGGAACAGGCAGCGGCGGTGCCCGACAATACCCGGATCAAAGCCGCGTCCGAGGAGACGAAGGCGCGCAGCACTATGCTGCACGATCACCTAGACGCGATCAGCGTCGCCCACGAAGGAGAAGAAAAGCGTGCCGAGTCCAAACAAGGAGAGTGAAAATGCTTTCGAGGGGTTTGTCAGCGATTCTTACCGGGATGGCGTCTTGGTTCAACCCGTGGCCGACGCCGACGCAGGTGCAAAAGACGATGGATCGGCTGGGAGCGGAGACGCTGAGCCCGCCAAAGACGAAGAATCTGCGGTCGCGTCTGAAGAATCCTCCGACGCTGATGCGTCTGGAGAAGGAGGCGACGCGCCTGAAGAACAAGAAGAAAAGCCCAAGGAAAAACCCAAAAAGACGGTCCAAGAGCGCATCGGTGAACTGACGCACGCCCGCCGTGAGGCGGAGCGTCAGGTCGCCGAGGAACGCCGCCAGAGGGCCGCTCTGGAGGAACGCCTTGCCGCCTTAGAACGCGGCGAAGCAGTGCCTCGCAGGGGCGACTTGACACATCCGAAAAAACAGGACAATATTCCTAACGCGGACGGAAAGCCTGACCCGGATAAGTACGAGTTCGGGCAGCTTGACGAACGCTACATCGCCGACGTTACCGCGTACCACGCGGAGCAGGCGCACAGGAATATCCGGCAGCGCGAGGCCGCTGAGCGTGAAGCTCAAGAACGCGCAACTACTACGAAGGCCGTGTGCGAGCGCGGAGAAGTCGAGTTCGAGGATTTTCGCGAGAAGGTCATCGAGCCGGTTGTCAAAGGGCAAGTCTCCATACCGGACGTGCTATTCGACATGGTGCTCAGCTCGGAGGTAGGCGAGAAGATTCTCTACCACCTTATGACCGACACCGAGGGTCGTAAGGTTCTCAGCGCCCCGCTTCATAAGCAGGCCGCTGCGTTCGGTCGCCTAGAGGCGCGGTTCGCGGCTGCAAAGCCAGAAGAACTAAAACCCACGACACCCACGCAACCGCTGAAGCTCCAGCCCGCGCCTAAGCAGCCGAGAGGAGCAGGAGGCAGGTTCTCCGTAGGCCCCGACACCAACGATTTTTCGGCGTTCGAGGCTATGGCGACCACAAACCAGCGCAGTTAGGCCGACAACGCCCTAGCTCGCGCAAGTGAGCTAGGAAAATGGCTAACGCATTTCTCAATGCTACCGAATACGCGAACGTCATGCTCTTGCTGGCGAAGAACAACCTCGTCACGGGCAAGCTCGTTGACGGCCGCCACCGCAACGAAGTCACCGACCAGAATGGCCTGACCATCAGCGTCAAGCGTCCCCCGCGCTTCGCTCCGAATGACGCGTCGGCGTACAGCGCCGCGCTCGCGACGCAGGACGTTGTGACCGGCAGCATCAACATCGCCGTCAACCAGTACGCGAAGGTCCACTTGTCGATCGGCGACATTGAGTCGATCACGAGTTGGAACCAGCTTATGCGCAGCGAGTCGATGAAGTCCGCCGCGCAGACGCTCTCGCACCAAATCGACAAGTTCCTTCAGTCGAAGGTGCTGGGCTTCAACAACTGGGTTTCCGGCGCTGCTACCGGCTCGGTGAACGCTCTCACGGCAACCGCTGCCAGCCCGATCGCATCGGCTGTGCAGGCCCGTGCGGCTTACACCCGCCTTGCCAAGCTCGGCGTGCCGACGGAAGGGCTCAACGCCACCATCGACCCGGCCGACGGCGAACTCATCATGGGCAACATCGCGTCGTCCAATATCCAGAGCGAGAACGCCGACGCTTTGAAGCGTGCCCGTGTCCCGATGATCTCGGAAGTCAACTTCTACCAGACGCAGCAATGCGCCACGTTGACGACCGGCTCGCGCGTTGCGACGGCCGACGATTGCCAGATCGACAACGGTACGCTTTCGGTCAACTACCGCGACGTGAAGAACGCTGGGTCTTACACTCAGACCATTCACATCGACGGCGCGACGACCGACGCTACCACGATCACGGCGGGCGAAGTGCTGACCATCGCGGGCGTGTACGATTACGACTGGCGCAACGGCAAGGCCCTTCCGTGGCTGAAGCAGTTCACCGTCGTATCTGCCGCGACGTTCGCCAGCAACGAGACGGACCTGGTTATCACGCCTCCGCTCATCGTTCCCGGCACGAGCGACGGCGTGGACACCAACGCTAACACCGCGTTCGCGACTGTGAGCGCGGCGGCGGTTGACGGAGCCAACGTCAACTTCGTCGGCGCGGCGTCCACGGCGTACACCGTGCGCGCAGCTTGGCGGAAGAACGCTATCGCCATGGTGTCGGCCAAGCTCGAAACGCCGTTCACCGGCGAGTCCAGCTTCGCCACCGACCCGGAGACGGGCATCTCGATCCGCTACTGGCGCGGGTCCGACATCTCGACCGGCGCGCACATCCATCGTTGGGATTGCGTGTACGGTGCCTCGGTGACGGACTGCGAGATGGGTACGCGTATCATCGGTTCGTAACCGCCTTGGGTTGACTAAGAGAGTGGCGTGGCGCTATGGTGCTGCGCCACTTTCCATTTGCACAAGGAGTTTGACATGGCAGTGAACGCCCCTCCAGGCCACACCGTCGGTAAAGGCTGGCCGTCTTGGAGGTATCACCCTGAAACAGGCGTCGGCGCCATCTTCCAACGTTCTCTTGACGTTCCTCCCGGCTGGGTGGACGACCCGAAAAAGAGCGCGCTCTACCGCGCCAAACAGGAATTAATTCCTAAGACGACGCAGATCATCCTTCCCGCCGGCGTGGAGATTCCGAAACCCAAGGCCGCGCCGCGCAGGATGCAGCCTGCTCCGAAGCCTGCCGACGTGTTCGCAGAGCCACCGGAGGCGTCTGAGGCATGACCACGGCGGGAACGATCGTCACGGACGCTTACCGGCAGGGGAACCTCATCCCCGTTGGGAGTGAGCCGACCACTGCCGAAACCACGGAGGGCTTGGCGCTGCTTAACCGCATCTCCAAGCGCCTCTTCGGTTACGAGCTTGGCGAGAAGCTGTACCCGTGGCCGGTTCCTCCGCCACAACGCACGGCGCCGGTAAAGTCTGACTATCCTTTCCTCGCGCCCAAGGAAGATTTACCGTCTAGCGCGTACCCGTACCCGCCTATCAACTCACGGTTGATGTGCTCGATTACTTCGGCGGCCACGGTTTACATGCCGCACGAGCCCTGTGACGGTGCGCTTATAGGCGTTGCTGACGTAGGCATGGGCAACACGGTTGTACTGACACTGGACGGCAACGGGCGGAAGATCGCAGGCTCGACGACCGACACGTTCACGCAAGGTACAGACACCGTTGCGACGTACTTCTACCGCGACGACACAGGCGAGTGGACGCTGCTCGACACGGACCTGATTGCCGGCGATGAGATGCCTCTCCCCTCGGAGCATGACGATTACTTCGTCTGTCAGCTTAGCATGGCTCTAGCTCCCCGTAACGGCAAGACCAGCGCCCCTGAAACGATCGAGACGCGCGATAGAGAGCTTGCGCGCATCAAGCAACGCTACCGTCAAATCGCGCCCCAAGTCGGCGGCGCTGCCGATACTCCGCGCTCGGTGCAGAGTTACGATGGCTCTCTGGCGGGCGCGTTTAACCCGTTTGAGACGTGACGCATGGTCACTCTCCCACTCGGCATCCACGCTTATAAGCGCGACTTCCCCGCCGCGCCGGAGATTGAGCTTGTAAACCGCTACGTTGAGAAGGCGCCGACAAATCTCATCGAGAGCATTCGCCTTATCGCGCGGCCTGGGACGACATCGCTTGAGCAGTTCGGCGCGGGGCCTATCCGCGGCTGCTACTACAAGGATGGTCTGTTCGGCGGCGACTTGTTTGTAGTGTCAGGGGATACGCTATTCCGCTATGACGGCACGACTACGACAGCGATCACAGGGACATTGCCGGGCTCTGGAAACCCTTACGTTACATGGATGAAGGGCATCGGCTATGAGTACCTTTTCATCGCCGACGGCACGGACCTGCAATACTACGACGCAGGCGGAGATTCGCTCGGTGCGGTCGATATGCCGGACATGAACGAGACTGCGAAGGCGCTCACCAACCTCAACGGCTTCGTCCTTGTGTCTGTGCTCGACACGCAGAAGGTTTACTTCATACGCCCCGGCGAAATCACGATCGCCGCTCTCGACTTCTTATCGAAAGAGTCTAATCCGGATCCGGTCAACGACCTGCTTACCGTCGGTGATCGTGCGCTTGTCATGGGCGCTGGCTCTACGGAGAGTTGGTATGCGACGGGGGACGTAGATGCGCCGCTCGCCCCAACGGCCGGCCTTGCGTTTGCGCGCGGTGTCGTGGACGGAACTCCTGTCGTCGTGCGCGAAAGCGTCATCGTCGTCGGCAACGATGGCGTGGTGTACGAAGTCGGCGCCGGTGTTCGTCAGATCAGTACGAACGGCATCGAGGAGCGTATCCGCACGCGCCTGCGCTTCGAGCAGGGGCTGCCGTGAGCGGACGCAACGCAGGAGGGCGCCATGCCTATTAGCGGCACGCTTGATCTTGGCGCCACTATGGGCTCTTATGGCTCGAACTCCCTGTCTTTGCTGGGGGAAGATGGCAACCATTACGTTGTTGCCGGACAGACCGGAGCCTCCAGTTACATCACGATAGGCCAGCTAGAGGATAAGTCTGTACAAACCATAACCAACACTTCTTGGCGAGACGA